ATGGTAATGGGTTCACTGGCGGTCAAAGGTGAAGTGTTTGAAGTCAATAAGACTACTCTCGCTGGCCTAGATAGGTTGGAGGGAACGGCTAATGGATTTTACAAGCGCATAAGAATCCCCGTCACTGATGTTAATGGTAACGGTGAGGTTGATGTATGGGCGTATATGTATGCTGTCCAACCTAAGAATCACATGAACTTAATGACGGAGTGGGTTGAGTAATGTTACTCAATATGAACTCAAGGATTTTCTTCAATGTACTGAGGTGGACTGAATGATTTGGGGCAACGGATTCTTTATCCTCTTTGTTCTCTTTTTCTTTGGTTCAATTTTTATTGGTATTGTTTCTGACCCCGAAGTATGGGAAGAAGTGGACTTGAACATAGACATTGGTTTAGCAACCGGCCACGAAGACGATGCTACAAATGCACAGTTTAGTAGGGCTATGATGATGAATCAAGACTACGAGTGATAATAAACAAAAGACTTATAGGATAACTTGTGTCGGCTAACAATAACAACAAGCGGGTTCGTAGGGCAATAGCGGAATTGCTATTGATACATGGGCCGGCCACCCGCGATAGGGTGGGTGAATTACTACAAGACTACAAAGGTGTTAAAAATGTTCCTTCTCCCAATAGTATTAGCGCACTTATGTCTAAGAACCCGCAAGTGGTTATCGTCGGAAGCGAGAAGGTTGAAATGACCATCGGGATTAATACTCATCATAAGTCATTTGATATTGACCGAGAGGTAATCAAGGCTAGTGAGGACTTAATTTATACTCGTCCCATATCTGTTATGACTCCTAGTGAGCGACGGATGGCTATCAAGTGTGACAAATGTGGTCGTACAAGAGTGATGCCTAACAATGAACTACCCTGCCTAACCTGCCGACGAAGACCGTAGGCTTTATATGGTGGCGTGATGAATCTAAAATCATGCGAGAAGTATGGGCAGTCAAACACCGACCAACAAACTTGAAAGATTTTCAAGGTCAAGACCATTTGATTGATGAGATGGAGAGCATTATTTATGGGCATGGTTCGCCCCAACACTACATATTTTATTCTCCCGAAGCGGGGACAGGTAAAACCTCCCTCGCTCATATACTGGCTAGTGAATTAGACTATGCTATCCATAAATACAATGCGTCATCCAAGAGGCAACGAGGCATTGAGTTTGTTGAAGATGACTTAGCACCTATGACTCGCTTAGGTCAGTATGAAACTTTCTTTTTCCTAGATGAAGCCGACCAACTAACTGATGCGGCTCAGTCAGCACTGAAAGGTGTGATTGAGGATTCGCAGGGTTACTTCATTCTAACCTGTAACAACCTAAACAAAATATCCGACTGGCTCAAATCGCGATGCCGAGTGCTGACTTTCAAACCAATAGACCATAGTGATATGTTCCTTCGCCTACATCAAATAGATGCTAGGGAAGGATTCACTACCTCTAATGATGAGTTGGATATTATATGCAAAGCAAACAAGGGCGACCTTCGTAATGCTATCAATGCACTACAAGCCTACCATTCTATCCCCCATGATAAGCGGGAACAATTTCTTTCTTCTCTAACTGAGCCAGCAATTGATGCTTCAAGAATACTGAACCTTTGTATGAAGGAACGGCAAGCCGAAGAAGCCGTCAAGTTGATGGGCTCACCTGCAACCCTTCGTCGTAGCATAGATGTTATCTTTGACTACGGCATAAACTCTCCCGCTAAATCAGCCAGCAAACTAAAGTTGGTTGAGGCCGCTACTCAAGCCCAAAGGGATTTAATATCCGGCGTGGATGCCCACTATGTTATGTGGGATTTCTGTCGCAGGTTGAGCGAGTAGGTATGGTTATATAGTGGCGAGTATGAATACAAAATAGAGGCGTAAAATATGATAGACATAGAACAAGTGATAGAGCGAATTAGCAAGAATGTGAAATGCACCGAGGGCGCACTGCGCTCAAGGATGGATTCGGTTCTTGCTGAGAATAGAAGTGCGTGGATGGATTCGGGTAAAAGCGAAGACGACTGTAAAGTAAATGCTTTACGAATTGCAGGCCGACAAATAAAAAGTGAAGGAGACAGATTAAGCCGTTCCGGTGCTACCCTATACGAAGGTATGTTCATCAGTGCCCCACGATTCAAAGACTGGGCTGAACTAGCATACAAGAAGGCTGCAACTACGCTCGCTAATGCTGACGAATCAGTACAAAACCAATTGGTTGAGCAAGGTTTCATGACAATTTACGAGGACAACAATGATGGTACATACACTAAGAAGTATAACTCTTCACTAAGTCGTGGAGACACACTTGATGATAGTGACATGGAAGAAGTTGAAGTTTCCTCACTACCTAAGAATACTTATGATGCTGGTAATGGTATCAACTTCCACTTGATTTGGGATAACAAGAGCCCAAAGTTCCCATCCGGTGACGCTAACTTCAAGTATGGTAGTCCTCGCCCTCTCTCCGAGAAGGATAGAACTTGTCAATTCTTAGGTCGCAAGCAAGGTGATAAGAACCTTGAGTTGTATTCATTCCGATTCAATGGTGAGTTAGCCGAAGCCCAACCTGCTACATTCGCAGTTGGAACTATCGCTATGAAACCTGCTAGAAACGGCAAGATTGCATACGGCAAGAAGGGAGTATCAACTTTTAACCAAGACGATACTCTCCAATCCATATTCACTGATGCACCCGATGTACTTATTCAAACTATTGACGGTATCAAAACCCTTGAAGGTGGACTGCAAGACATTGAAGCATATGTTGGTGGTCTAAGCGATAAGGAAAAGTGGGATGCACTTGCTGCTGTAATCTGTGAGGTAGTTCATATTGACCCTCGCGATAAAGGTGGATATGTAATCACTGTTGGTGACTTAGATATTATGTCAACTGCTGGTACTGTGGATATTTATGTCCCTGCTAGTCAAGAAGACCTTGTTGATTTCTCCGTTGGTTCAAGCCTACTTATTGTTGGTCAACCATACATGAGTCGTGATGGCGAGGCTCGCCTTGTCACTACTGGCTGGTGGTGTGCTGAATCACTAGGTAGTCAAATTGACTCAAGCGTTGATGCTGAGGGATGGGATTAATTATGAGTGGATGGGCTAAACCAAAAGCCGGTGACGCAAGTACCGAACCTACTGTTAAGTATGGTGTTGAGTACTACCGAGAGCAGTTTGAGAAGAAGCGTGTTACTTATGCGCCTATTCGTATGGCTCTAGTTGGTAAAGAAAATACCGCTAAGACGGGTCTTGCTTTGGATATAGCATTAGCCCACACTGATAAGGAAATAATAATCATTGATTGCGATAACTCAGCGCAAAATACAGTTGACTATTTGATAAATAATAATGGGCTTGATGCTGACCGCATCCGAGTAATCCCTATGATTGATGAGATGGATGACGCTATGTGGAATGATGATAACACTACCAATTGGGTAGCAGTTGTTGAGAAACTTGAATGGTATACCTCATGCTTAGGTGAATCAAACGAGAGTATCGGTGCTGTAATCCTTGATGGTGGCTCAACATTCCTCAAGTGGTGTGAGTTTGTAATGACTGCTCGCTTAATTAATCGTGGAGTTATTCAAGGAGAAGGTGAAGGATTCGCTCAAAAGGAATGGCGTGAACGCAATCGTGTGTTCAAGAGCGTCATTAATAGATTGACTGCTTTGCCTATCCCATATATGTTCTTTACCTTTCACTTGAAAGACCACTCAACCTATGTTGATACTGGTAGCGGTAAAAAAGAATTAATGAAGGTTGGTGAAAAGGTTGATTGGGCTAAAGACACTCAACGCTTTGTCTCGCAACAGATTTTCCTAACGAGAGTCACTAAGAAGGGTGACAAAACAGCAGGCGTAATCGCCGATAGAAACCTTGCCGAAGGGGAGTTTGTGATTCGTGCCTCCATTGAAGAAATGAAGGGGCGAAACATGGAACACTTAGGTAAAACCTATGATGTTTTACAAGTCAAGAGCGACAAAATTAAGTGGAACGGACTACC